CATACGGGTGCGCTGTGGTACTGGATTTCAGACGTGTGCTCTTCCGATCTACATGTGAAAATTGTCTTTTCGGGGATTTGAAATATCGCACCGTAACATGTGAAAACTCGGATTCACCCTATCATCTAGACGACGATTTAAGGGTGGACCATTCTTGTCCTTGCTTTCAATCGTGCTAGGAAGGTCACCATGAAGAAGGTAACAAAACTAGGGGCGCACCATAATGAACGGGAGATTCGAGCGCTCGCCGAAAAGCTAAAAGCCCACTGCGAAGTGAACGAAGGCATTTGGAAGCACGTCCCAACGCTCGGGAACTTGCGTTTCTCGCCGCCGACGTCCGCCGCTTGGCTTGACCTTGCGTTTTTCTTCTCGTTCCTGTTCATGCAGGAAAAAGCCGACCGGATGAAAAAGAATGTCACGCGTCATTGAGAACGCGGAAGACCTTCTAATCGAAGGACTCGACGACCTCATTGAAGAACGTATCGTCGAGAACGCCCTCGACCCAACGTGGTTGGAGTTCGACCCGACCTATGTCAAAGACCCGGCGAACCGAGCGCCCAGCGTCCCGAGAGATTGGTCGCGCGTCACAATCGATTTTGAAACCCGAAGTGAAGTAAGCCTTTCCGACGTCGGGGCGTATAACTACGCCCAACACGAATCGACTGAAATCACATGTCTCGGGTATAAAGTCCACGGGTTCGAACCGAAGCTTTGGAAGCCTACTCTTGATTCGTACCGGGACCAAATCCCCCTTGACCTCGCAATCGCAATTTGGGCATGGGAAGCGCAAATCGAAGCGTTCAACTTTTTCTTCGAACGTTGTATTTGGCATTTCATAATGCACAAACAATTTGGGTGGTATGACCTTCCGTTGGACCGTTGTTCTTGCGTCCAAGCTCAATCGGCGGCGCTTGCCCTCCCTCGCAAGTTGGACCAAACGACCCGCGTGACCGGCATTCAAGAACAAAAGGATATGGAAGGTCATCGCATCATGATGAAGTTGACCAAGCCGCGAAAGCCTTCCAAGAACGACAAGTCCTTGTTCTTCCACTCACCCCGAGACGTCCGGAAGAACGACCTCTATTGTTTGCAGGATTGCCGCGCCGAGCATAATCTCGGGACCGTTCTCCCCCCGTTGTCGCCCGCCGAACTCGACGTTTGGCGTCATGACATGGAAATCAATTGGCGGGGTATCTATTGCGACACGGACACGGCGCGAAACGCTATCAAGATGATTCAACGGTTGATGGCGGACGCGAACCGCCGACTAGCCGAATTAACCGACGGCGTCGTTGATTCGGTCGGTCAAACTGATAGAATCAGGGATTGGTGCAACGAACGCGGCGCGAACCTCGCCAATCTTCAAAAGGATGTCCTCGGGGCTCGGCTCGGCAACGAAGACGACGAGATTTTCGGGTGTGAACCGGAAGTCGCAGAAGTCGCAGAAGTCCTACAAATCCGCCTAGATAATGCGAAAGCGTCAATCAAAAAATTCCAAGCGATGATTAACAGTGTTTCGGAAGATGGGCGAATCCGAAACCTTTTGGTTTTCCACGGCGCTTCAACCGGTCGTTGGACGGGTCAAAACGTTCAACCTCAAAACTTGTTTGCCGGAATCTTCAAGGGTAAGACCATGATGTCGAACATCGAATCGGTGATTCGACTCGTGAACGAGGGCGACCTCGACACCTTGAAAATGTTCTACTCGCCGCCCATGCTTGCCCTTGGGTCGATTATCCGTTCAATGTTTTGTGCGGCGCCCGGGAAAGTGCTTCTCGCCGCCGATTACAATGCAATTGAAACAAGGGTCGGCGCATGGTTGGCGGACGAACAAAAGCTTGTTAGGGCGTTCGAGCGGGGTGAAAGTCCATACCTTCAACTTGCCGAAATTCTCTATGAACGACCGGTCTCGAAATATGACGACCCAACTGAATACAAAGTCGGGAAGTCGGGCATTCTCGGAAGTCAATACCAATGTGGACCCGACCGGTTTTCGGAACAATTCAACACACCGTACAAACTCGCGAAAAAAGTCGTCAAGACCTATCGAAGCACATACACAAAGATTGTTGACGCTTGGGCGGACTGCGAACAAGCGGCGCTTCGAGCAACGGCGAAGAAAACAAAGGTTTCGTGTCTCGGCGGGAAGGTCACGTTCTCACGTGAAAAGGGTTGGCTCTTTTGTATCCTCCCGAGCGGGCGCCGAATCGCTTACTTCAAACCCAAAATCAAAGAAAGGACAATGTATGTTTACGAAGTCGAGGTCGACGGGGAAGTTCGCGACCGGATTTCGAGAACAAGAATAAAAGGGAAGAAACCTAAAAACGTAATCAAGAAAGCCGGGTTGACATATGAAGGGCTCGACGACCACAAATGGAAACGGTTGGACACATACGGCGGGAAGCTCTTCGAGAACATCGTTCAAGCGGTATCACGCGACATCATGGCGCGGGCGATTCCGTCGCTTGAGTTGATGGGCTTCCCTGTCGTGCTCACTGTTCACGACGAAATCGTTTGTGAAGTCACCCCCGACAAGTCACTCGACGAGATGATTCACATCATGACGATGACCGCACCATGGGCGCCCGACTTACCAATTCAGGCGGACGGTTGGCGTGGTCACCGATACAGGAAAGATTAAGCAATGAGAGTTACCAAGCGGATAGGGCAGGCCGAAATTATCCTCGAAGCGGATACCGTCGAAGAGATGAAACTTTTGTTGAGTCACGGAAACCCGCGAAAGCCTTCGTTCAAGTGTATCGCTTGCGGCCACGAATTCGACGGCGACGGGCAAAGCGGTTGCCCAAACGCCCGTAACCACATAGACCCCGGGAGTTCAACAATGAAACCTTGGATTGCGAGGGAAGAACTAAAAGAGATTCAGGAATTAAAAACCGATTCCGAGTTCGAACAAAAGCTTCGCGCTTGGGTCGACGAAAACATTTTCGAGAACAACGGCGAGAACCCGCTCGAAAACTACGGGACCATTGACCGTTTGCGCGAACTACTTGACAAATACGGCGTCGAAGCCGAAGATATACTCGTCGCGTATAGAAAAGAAATTGAGGCGGAAGGAAAGGAAAAAACCTGAAAATGAAACTTTTAGTCTTCACGTTGATGTTGACTGTCGGGTGTCAACCCGAGCCGAAAGTCGAGCCGAAAGCTGAAACTGTACCAAAGCCCGTCGTTGTACCGACGCCCCAACCCGAGCCCGTTGTCGAGCCCGAACCCGAACCGATGTTCACCGAAGACGAAATCGAGATGATTGAATCAATCGCTTCGGGGATGGTTCGCATAAAAAAGGAACGGGACCACGGACAATGGTATGTGTGCGGGGAACGTCTCGACCACGGCGGGCAACTTCGAGCATCCCTGCAAATAGCCGAACAAATCGTTTTAAACGTGAAGTCGCTCGGCGTAGAAATCGACCCTTGGGGTGTTGCGGGAACTATGTTCAACGAAAGCCGGTTTGACCCTTGCGCTTTTGGGAAGCACCCGAGGAAAGCCGCCCTTGAACTCGGCTTGTTGAAAAAAGAAAGGCGCGGGTTTAGTCACGCCCGGGTTGACGTTCTTCGAGCAATCGCCGACCCCCGAATGAAGAAGCGATTCAAGACGTCGGGGTATGACCTTGGACTTTGCCAGATATTGACCCGGTTCTATCGGGGCGAAGCGGTCGCGATGACCACGGTCGAAGACGGCGTCCGAATCTGTGTTCTCGAAATGCAATCGCGCGCCCAACGTAACAAAACAAAAACCCCTTGGCTTTATTGGCGGGGTTCAAAAACACCTTGGTACCTTACCAAAGTCAAACGGTGGGTGAAGGTTATGAAAAATGGGAACGACAAAACGTGAGTTCATCCAAGCGTATCTTGACGAAACCGGGGTGTCGGACCAATTCCGACGGAAGCTTTATGTGTGCTTACCTTGCCATTGCGGACACCTTTGGTGTGAGGGTTGGGCGCATGTCTCCAACTCCCCGGAAAAGATTCGATACCATTGGGACCACTTCGTTAATGAACCCGGTGACGACGGTATTGACGGGCTCGACGATGACGATTGGGAAATATTCGGGCTCGACGATGACGTCGAAGGTCTTTTCGAAGACGAAATCGCCGGGCTCGACGATGACATCGAAGGTCTTTTCGAAGACGAAATCGCCGGGCTCGACGACGACTTGATATGGTAGAATTCTTCATAGTTCTTTTGATTTCGATTCGTCTTCTCGACTGGACGCTTTGCCGTTGGGAAGACTACAAAAGGGAAAACCGAAAATGGAAACAGACCGAAACTTTATCGAAGCGATTCGAAACGCCGTCGAAGACGGGAAACTTGAACTAAGCCAATGGGAAGAAGAATTTCTCGAAAGTGTCGGGGGACGACTCGACGCGACCGGGTTCATTTCGAAACGTCAACGGGAAACCCTCGACGGGATTCACTCGAAAATCCGCCCTTGGTGACCCGTGTTAGAGAAGTCCATAGAACGGCGCGTCGTCCGCGACATGAAGTCGATAGGGTGTCACGTCGCGAAATTCATCGACGGCGGGCGGAAGGGCGCCCCCGACCGCCTTTGTATCACCCCTAAAGGGTTCGACGTCTTTATCGAAACGAAGACGCCGACCGGCGAGCTTTCCGACCATCAAATCGAGTATCACGACGATTTGCGCAAGCACCGAAAGCTTGTCGTAACAATCAACAGTTCGGGCGAATGGGTTCATTGGTTCGACCAAAACGCATGGTTGCTAAAATGAGAGAAAAAACAAAACAGCATAGGCTAAACGGTTTTCTGAAAGCTTTAGGCATGGCTTCTCGTATGTTCGGGCTTTGCCTGCAATGGACCGAAGACGGGATTGAAATCCAAGAAATCGACCCGGGTGATTGCGACCCCCGGGAACTTCGTTACACGTGCGTGACCCAAGACGGCGGGCACAAACACCCGACAGTTGCAAAAGACCTTGTCTATGATGATTGCTAATCGGTTTCGTCCCCACGAATATCAAGGGGACGCCCTTTCCTTCATGCTTCGACGGGAAGCCGCCGCGCTCTTCGCCGACCCGGGCATGGGAAAGACCGCCGTCGCTTTGATGCTTGCGCGAATACTCCAACAACGAACCCTTGTCGTCGCCCCCTTGCGTGTTGTATTCGGCGCATGGCCCCAAGAAATCAACAAGTGGGACCAATTCCGCCGGTCGTTTTCATGGCGAATCTTGCACGACAAAAACAAGTTCATCCAAGACCGGCGGTTGATTCTCCCGGGGTTGACTCACGTCGACATGATAAACCCGGAAGGGCTCGAATGGTTCGAAGAGTGGCTTGAAGACCAACCTTTCGACGGTGAATACGGTCTTTTGGTTATGGACGAATCAACGCTCTTCAAGCGATGGTCGTCGAACCGTACCAAAATCATGAAGCGTATCGCGAAACGGTTCCCGCGCCGGTACATATTGACCGGGACACCGACACCCAATAGTATGTTGGACTTGTTCCCTCAAATGTTTTTACTTGATGGCGGCGAAGCCCTCGGGAAGCATATCACAAAATATCAGGACAAGTATTTTCGTCCGGTTGTCAACCGGGGGAAGCGAAGCTTGAAGACCGGCATTCAAGGGAAATACATTTCTTGGGAAATCCGTGACGGGTCCGAGAAAAAGATTCAGCGGTTGATTCGTCCCATAAGCTATCGGCTCGACGCCGAAGATTGGCTCGACCTTCCGCCGGTCGTCCACAATGAAATCCCTGTTCGTTTGGACTTGCGGGCGCGCCGGGTCTACAAAGAAATGGAAAAGAAGCTAGCGACGGAACTTGACGGCGTGAAGGTTGTCGCCGGGTCGGCGGGGACAGCATACGGGAAGTGTAGGCAGATAGCGACGGGGATGTTGTACGACCGCGACGGGAACGTCTTGGGGGTTCACAAGGCGAAGATAAACGCTCTGAAAGAACTTCGCGACGAATATTGGGGACGCCCCCTCTTGATTCTGTACAACTTCAACCCCGAGCTTGAAGCTCTTCAGAAGGAATTTGGGGCGCGTCTTCCGGTCATCCGGGGGAAGACACCCCCCAAGACGGCGGCGGCGATACAGGCGGCATGGAACGCCCGGGAAATAGGTTTGCTCGCGTGTCAGTCGCGGACGGTTGCCCACGGGCAAAATTTGCAGTATGGTGGGAACGACATGGTGTGGTATTCGCCCACGGATGACCCCGAGATATACGACCAAGCGAATTGGAGATTGCGCCGACAAGGGGTTGACGGGACCGTCCGGATTCATTCATTGATTGCAACGGGAACAGTCGAACGACTTATCACCCGGCGAAACCATCACAAGGAAGAAAGACAAATGTCTTTATTGAATGCGCTTCGGCGAGAATTGAGGGCATCATGAAACAGAAGAAGGAAGGGGCGGTCAAAATTAACTTTGTTCTTCACCGGGACGACGTCCCCCCGGTTGAAGAGTTGCGGGAAGAAATGATAAAAGAAGCAACCGCCGGGAACATCGAACGCGCCGCAACACTTTTTGAAATGCTTGTCACCGCGACTATTTTCGAAGAGAGATTGAAAGGTGTTCCCCGGGTCGAGGATATGGAAATAAAAGGGACGCTTACTGTTTAGCGGTTTGGGCGACGGCGGGCGTGTCCGGGACGACGAAGTCAACGCCCCAAGCGGCGGCAACAAAACCTAAAATCAAAGATACGATTTTGAACCATTGCGAGAAGGTCAACCGAGCTTGCGCGGCGTGTTCGGCTTTGCATTTCCTGATTTCATCGAGAAGCGCGCCTTTGTCGGGAAGCATCGACACGCGAGTTTTCAACGACTTCACATCCGTCGCGAGGTCGGTGACACGTCCGTGAATCTCCCCGACCTTGCCGTCGACCTTGCCCGCGAAGTCGTCGAGCTTTCGCTCGACTCGTTCGGCGTACATATCCGCCGTTTCCATTGCGATGCGTTTGATTTTGTCTTCGTCCGTCATACCCAATCCTTTCATATCTAACCCCCGCCCGTGCTTGAACTCGAAGATTTAGCGCCCGACGTGACACACCCTTTGTCGAATGCCGGGAATCCGATATATGTATGTGTAGAGAGGTCCCTCTTTTTGGACGACCCACATATTGACACCGTCGAAGAACATCTTCGCATGTTGGTTCAACCGGGCGGTCGTTTGACGGTCGCCGTAAAGGTTAGTAGATGGATAGCGAAGGCGGTCGGCTTCCGCTGTCATGTCCGTGTAACGGGCGAACTCGCGGGCGTTGAACCGTGTCCAAGACCAATGTCTTTCGGTGGGTCCGCCGTTATAAATAAGGTTCGACGCGACGTCATAAAGGACATAAACATTCAAGCCGTCGAACCCGACGAGAATCGACGAGTCTTGATTGCAATTCATGATTTCGTGCATTTCCGAGACACCGTTTTGACCGACCGAATACTTCCCTATAATTTGATTCGAGCCAAGAACGTTTGAAAAATGCCCTGTCACCAAAGTCGACTCCCCGGTCGAACAGATATTCCCCCATTCGCCGTCGTAGATACTCGCCGTGAAGGGACCGACCCCCGGGTCACCAAGATTGTAAGCGAACGCCGAATTTAAGTGGTGGGAAGACCCGGACACATGAGACATGAACCAAATTTTTCCGTCGGCGTCGCGCGGGGTTACCCCGGCGTCAATCGTTGAATATCCGCCGCCGACGTCGAGGTTTCCGTTTCCGACCTGTTCGTTCGTGAAGTCGAAACCCTCGATTGTTTTCAAGATGTCAACAGTAGACCCGCCGCCCTTGAAGAGAAGAAGGGTGTCGTCGGTCCCGAGAAGGTCTAACATAATCATTTCGGTGTAGGTCGTTTGTCCCGACCTCCACTCGGCTTCGGGGACACCGGTCCAATTCACAAGGTCGTATCGCGCGACTTCCGTGTTGAACGAATGCCGATAGTGGACGTAAAGCTTCGTTCTTGACGCGCAAACTTTTGTGTCTTGGGAACCCGTTGGGACGTATGCCGTTTGAATGTCTTTGGCATACGAAAGGTGATTGTCTTTGAAATCCCATGCATCAATACAGCGGATTTGGTTGTTTACAATATCCGAATCTCGAACATAAACCAACATAGGCATGTCTCGCTCATAGTTCCAAGCGAGACAAGCGTCGTCAACTCTTTCGCCCATCAACCACCTATTGTCGGACTCGGTCAACCACGTGTTTTCCCACAACGCCCCCGATATGTATTCGGGACCGGTTGCCCGCCCGGGCTTCACGCCGTTGATTCCGTGCATATCTATGCAATGGTTCAACCGCCTTTGCGACTGGTACCTTTCCGAGTTCTCCCATTCGTGGGGCGGTTGTTCACCCGCGACCCAACCCGTGTCGACTTTCGCGACGCTCGGGGCGATGCGGTTCCCAAGGTTGCCCCAAAGTTGTTTGTTTTCGATAAAACCGGTCATGGTCAATCCTTTCTATGGCAACGTGGGCCAATTCGTGATTTCGATTTCGATTCCCGCCGATACCGGCGCCGACTCGACAAGGAACAACCGGTTTCGGTTGCTAATCCATTCTTCGAGTTCAACCTCGACCCGCCCGACGTAAGGGCTTGAAAGGTGTGGTTCGACTTCGAAAGTGTTCCGGATGAAACGATATATGTCCGGGTAGGCAACACCCACGCCGGTTACCGCGACTTTTGCGCGAATCCGTTGTCGGTATTCGTCATCACTCGCGGGTTCATTGGTGGAAAGTCCGAACAGGCTATTGTAAAGCCCGACTTCGTTCACTTGGGGCAAAGTCCCATAGCCTTTGTTCGGGTCGTTGGTATCCGTTTCCGCGCGATAGGTGAAGATGATTGACGGGTCAACCTCGCCGACGGGTCGGGGGACGCCCACGATTGCGCCGATAATGTCAAGCCAAACCCCTTCGGCGGTATCGAGCCAACGGTTCAAAAGGAGTCCTTCGAGAAGCGCGTCGGCTTCGGCGATGCGGTTGAAGATTGCCTTGAATAGTTCAATCATATCTTCCGCGTCGTCGAATTGGTTCAGTAGCCTTTCTAGTGCCGTGTCTATACGTGCCATGGTTACGCCTTGTTTATGATGATTATCGTCTCATCAGTTCTCGCGATTTGGTCAATGTCCATCGGCAAATCGTCGGATTGTGTCGGGCTTGGGGACGTCCCAATCAAGAGGGAATCGACCGTGTGACCCGGCGTTTCATTGATGGGTGTGTAAAGCCGACTATGTACAACCGTATCACCCAAGAAAAGGTTTTCCTCGAAGTACGTGACCAAGTCGCCCTTGATAAGGGTGTCGCCGTCCCCGGGGTACGCCGCGTCGATTGTGAGATTCACAATGATGTAAACCGGAACTTCGGAAGGTCTATCCCATCTAATCGTGAATTGGTCGCCCGACTCTTCTTCTGTGTAAACATAGCTCGTCGACCCGTGATACCCGATACCGGCGGCAACCGTTCCGAACAATGCTTCGGCAATGTCCGCGTCGGACCCACCGTTGACAACGACCCTGATATGTTGCGGCGGGACATCGCCGACGGTCGTTTGTCCGTTGTTCGCTTGAATCTCGACCATGTCAACGCCCTCGACGTCGAGAAGCGCCGCACGAATCGCCGTGATAGTCGCGGTTCCCGTCTTGGTTGCCGCATCGTTCCGGCGAATCCGAAGGTCGGTGTCGCTCTCTTCGTCACGCCCTTCGGCGGCGTCGGTTAGGTTCGTCACCGAATCCCAACCGAAGACCGGGGTTTCGATTTTAGTCAACGTCCCGGCGGGCGCGGCAATTGGTCCGGTTTCTTTCGCCGTCGCGGACACGTCGCCGGTCGCGCCCGCCGCTACCACAATTTGAATGTCAGTCGCGAAGCGTTTCCCGATAGTCGGGTCGCTTACTTCCGAACCCGCCGGGATGGTCGTCCCTTGGGTCGGGTGCGCCGTACACCGAAGGGTCGTCGTTGAATAGAGTTTTTCCTTCCTGGTCAACCCGTTCAACTTCACCAATTCGGAAAGGAAGACGCCGGTCGCCGCGTTCGGGTCGAAGATGTTCGCGACCGCTTCAATCAATTCGTTTTGGTCGGCGATAGCTTCCGCGAAGATTGCCAAGAATTGACCAATCACGCTTTGCGCGTCCGAGCGGATACCCTCGCCCCAAACCGACTTTAGGTCGTCAACGATTTTTTGAAATATCGTGTCATAGCGGTCAACTATCAATCCGTTTTCGTCGATTTGGCTCATAGTGTCACCTCTGTTTCAATCAAACCATAAATAGTGTTTGCCGAGAACTCGACAAGCGCGCCCCTATTGACGTTGTCAACCCGGAAAAGAAACGAGTTCAATCGGAAAACTCCCGGGGTTTCGAGAATGACCCGCCGTAAGACGAGTTCTTTTTCACGTTGGGGGACCGAAGGGTCAAACATCCCGCCGGAATCTAGCCATTGGGTCCCTAGTTCGACATTGAAAACCCATTCATACTTCATTGTTAGAAGTCGGATTTTCACGTTTTGAATAACTTCTTCGGCGTCGGACACGAGAACTAAGTCGCCCCCAACCCTTTCCAAGTCATGCGCCGCCGTGAGTTTTAAATCTATCATGGTACTTTCACCTTTTCGACTTTCGCGCCGCTCATATCCGCCGTCGACGGGGTTCCCCCTGGCGTTGTTGGCGCAATGACGCCGGGTGTCGGGGTCGCCCCGACCGTTGCGGTTGTTACGTGTATGTGGGCGTTGAACACCGTTATGAGGTCGTTTAGGTGTTGCTTTAAAGTGTCAAACGCTTGTTTCATGTCGTCGAAAGCGACGGCGAAGTCACCCGCGCCCGCTTCCGCAAGCTCGACGACGTCGGCGTTTACAACCACCTTCCCGTCTTCGACCTTCACGTAATTGTTTTCGCCCCCATGCCTAATCTCGATGACGTCGGTGTTTATGACGACCTTTCCCTCGACGATTTGGATATAGTGATTCCCGTCCCGGTCCGTTATCGAAAAGCCTTCGGGGAAAGACGTCTCGGCGTCGGGGATGTATCCCGGCGCCGGGTTGATTCCGGGGATTGCGATAGCGTCGCTTTCGTTGAAGATGTGATTCAACTCGGGGTCGACTACGCCACCTTTGTCAATCCAAGTCGCAAGGGACCTTTGGGCGAACATCAAAAGGACATAGGAATCAACCGCAACGTCGTGGGTCGCCCAAAATTTACCCGAGCCGATATAGTGAACCGGAACATCTTCGATGATTGGCATGTTCTCGGGTTCGTCCGCGTCGGCGTAAAGCCTTTGAAAGCACGGTTGGACCGAAACCGTTTGGGTGGCTTTGTCGAACGCCGTGACTTGCGCGGGCATACAGATATTCAACGACCGAAGGTGGGTGTCGATGATTTTCGCGAATGCGATGTCGAGTTCTTCGCGGTCCATTATGCCGCCTCACTTTCGCTTGACACGATGTCGGTGTAAAACTCTTTTCCGAAGTTCGACCCGTGATGGTTGACCGAATCGCAAATGTAAACACTTTCGAGCTTCGCCGACGGCGCCTTTATCTTCAAGGGGTCGGTGATTTGGTAGGCGGGCGCTTCCGACTTGAACTCGACCGGGACGTTCGGGAATAGCTCGGGATTCAACAGTGACCGCGCCGAAGCCCGCAAGAACAGCTTAGCGTTTTCTTCGTCGCTCTTCTTACCCTTCTTCGTTTCGTTCCGGCTTTCGGCTCGGATGACCGGCGACCCAATCAACCCCGACGTCGGACCAAGCACGACTTTCTTAAAACGTGTCTCGAATAGTTGGGGAAGTTGGTTGTCGTGAATCATCAAAGACCCTTGTTGAATCTCCCATGTCAAATCCCAATTTTGGCAAACTGTATCGAGACAATCCTTCACCCGACCTTGAAAGGACATACTCGAAAGAAGGGTGTCGGGTCGGTCATAGTCGATGACCGGCGGCATCCCCATTGCGTCGCCCAAGTCGCCGAGAATCGAAGAGACCGTCGTTCCCTTCGAGTATGCTTTGTTGAACCGGGCGGTCGAAAATTCTGTATGTCCGTCCGCCCCGAAAATCGAGGTTTCCCAATCCGTCCCCATTCGCAAGCTGAAAACGTTCGTTGTCACCCCACGGAAAATCAACGACAAGGTGTCGCCGTATCCGGCTTTCAGGTCTATGCCTTTGTGGGCGCCCTCGAAAAGGTTTCGGCTTTTCTCAGTGAGCCCGTAAACCTTGACCCAAGCTTGGTTTGGCATGGGCGGGTTTTTCTGTTTCGATTCTACGGGTCGACGCAATAACACGTTGAAAGCGAAATGAAGGTCGGTGATAACGTGCTTTTCGCTTTCGGTGTAAACCGTCAACTCGACTTTTCGGTTGAAAAATTTCATGTCAAATCCGCCAAAGGGATATACATCAAAACGAAAATATCCCCGAAGTCTTCGAAGTTTGGGTTTCGGTTTTTGCCCTCGGAATCGATGACCATTAGATGACCTAGTTCGGGTGTTGCGTATGGTTCGAGAATCGAACAACCGGGGACAACGGCCAAACCGTTTAAAACATACCCTTCGGTTAGTTGCTCAAAGTTCATATACCATTTCTTTTCGGTCAAATTCCAATGAAAGGTCATTCGGCATTCGTTCCCGTCCAACGTCACGGTTTGCGTCGGGTTCGGGTGCGGTATCGTTGGAATTACTTGTTCAGCCATAGTTAATCCCTAACCCTTCCGCCATTTGGCGCAAAATGGACTTTCGCGGTTTCGACGCTTCTTGGGTTTGCTGTTTCCCCCGGTCGGTCTTCTTCGCCTGTTTCTTCTTCGAATCCGTCGCTTCTTCGGCTTTCACCGGGTCGTTCTTCACTTCTTCCGGGAGGTCACCCGCGAGAATGTCCGACACTTCGGTTTGAACGATTTTCACCCGTTTGAATTCGAGTTGAACGAACCAAGCGCGGACTTTGTCGACCTCCCGAACCGGGCGGACGGCTTTCAGAAGCATGTCCGGATAAATATCGTGTTCAGTCGTGACGGTGATTATCTCGTCGTCACTGTTCATCAATTCATAAATTGCGCTTTGTTTATCTTGCCAAGTGGAGAGAAACGAAGGCGCCCCCGTCCCGATGAACTTCGTGATGATACCGACCGCGTCGAATTCCGCGTCGGCGAAGATTGCGTCGAGAATCAAGACCGGCGGGCGCTTGATTTTCATGTCCGAAACCGGCGTTCCGTCTTCAACCGGGTGTTCGGTTATGTCGAAATCATACGATGGCAACTCAACCTTTAAAACATCAATCACGATGTCGTTGATTCGCGCGGGCATGAGCCCGAACCTTTCCAAAAGTTCGGTGGGGTTGGTTGCTAGATTCGCAACGTCGGGAATTCCCATGGCTACCTCACTATTCCTTTATCGTTGTTCCGAACCGCTTCCCCGGCTTTCTCGGCGAGAAGGTCGGTCACGCGATGCGCGAGGGCTTCCCCATCTTCCCCGGGAAGTTGGTTCACGGTCACTTGCGGCGCGAAGTTTATGTTTTGTTCCGCCGAGCTTTGGTTCGTCGTGTTCGACATCGCCGCTTGTGCCGTTGCGACCGACGGGGTCACCATGACAACCGGCGGACCGGGTAACTCTACCGAAGGAACGGGCGGCGACGGGCTTCCCGGCGGTCCGCCGTCCCCTTGTCGCGGCGGACGTGACGAGCTATCACCTATCGACGGGCTCGCGCTCCCCTCGACTTGCCCGCCCCCGACGAGTTCGTCGAAGAAGGGAATCGACCTTAGTTGTTGCCAAATCCAATCAATTGCTTCCCCAATCCATTGTTTCGCGGCTTGGTAAATCCCTTTGAAAATACCGACCACCGTCTTCTCTACACTTTGGAGCGCGAGCGCGATTGTTTCCCCGACGTTCGATATTAGATTGAAAACGCCTTCGACGGTTTCCTTTATCGCTTCGAAGAAAGAGTTCGCGGCGTTATCGGCGTGTTCTAGGGCTTCGGAAAACTTTCCTTGAAACAAGGCGCCAAACGCGGCGACAATCGCGAAGATTGCGTTGAACACGTTGTCGGCGATGTCTACCAAATCCCCGAAAGTTTCACCGAAGAACTCTACCCAATAACTAACCGCCGCCGTGAAATCCGTTGAAAGCGCGTCCCAAATCGTTGTGAAGAAGTTGACGAAGTTCGCAATCGCGGCTTCGAAGTCGGCGACCATCCAGTTGTAAGCGTCGGGGATTGTTTGGGTGAAGAACTCGACAATCGTCAAATTGAGTTCGTCGGGGTCCATCCCGAGAAGTCCGGCAATGAATGCCGCGACATCTTCGGCAAGGAACTTGCCTATCGCGTCGTGGAGCGGCGCAAAAGCCGACTCCCCGCCCGTCAACGTTGTGTACAGGTCTTCGAGGGCAAGCGCCGCAAGAACGAAGAGACCCACTATACCGGCGGTTTTAAGACCCATAAGGGCGGCTTTGAACGCCGCCGTCGCAACCGACGCCCCGTTCAATCCCGTGATGACGACTTGGAGGGCGCCCGCAAACTTATAGATTTGTAAGGCGGCGATTGTGATGCCGAGAAGTTTTAGGGCATTGGTCAACCCGCCGACCGCATCCGTCACGCCGAGAACCCCTTTCCCGACGCTTACAAGGAACTCTATCGCCCGTCTTACCTGTTCGACCCAATCCCGTACTTTGATTTTTATCAGTTCTTTGTTTTGGATGACCCATTGAATCGATTCTTCGACGAGCGGCGCCAAGGCTTCCCCGAGAAGTCCCGAGAACGACGCGACCAATGAACCGACAAGGGTTCGCATATCGCCCCAAACAAACGCCCATCGTTCGGCGCCTTCACGCCCTTCTTCGGTTAGAAGGTTCAAGTCCTTTTGGCGTTGAATGAGGTCTTCGAGGGAATCGTCGTATGTCCGAAGGTATCCGACGATTTTGTTTGCTTCGCCACCCATCAACATGTCAACGGCGGACACGGCGACTTGTTGGTCGCCCAAGTCTTTCGCCGCCCCGAGAATCATTTCGAACTGTTCTTCGGGTGCGAGGTCTCGAAGGTCTTTGAACTGGATGTTTAAGAGTTTAAGCGCGTCTTCCGCGCTCGACATCTTCTTCAAACCCTTCAACTCGCCGAGCTTGTTGTTCATCTCTTCAACAAGGTCGACGACGTTGTCGGCTTCAAATCCTATCCTTTTAAAAATCCCTTCGTAGGCTTCAAGGGATTCGGCGGCAATCCCGACGGACTTCGCAAGTTGTGTATTTCGCGAAGTGGTTTCGTTGACGACCGCCGCGAGTCCCGTGAACGCCCCAATCGCGCCCGCGACAACCCCGGCGATTGCCTTCCCGACTTTCAAAACGCCTTCGGCTTGTTTGTTGAACTCTTCGAGCCCTTCGGGGTCGACGTCCCAAACGACTTCGGCGACAAACTTTTCGATAACTGTAGTCACGGCGCGACCCTTTCAAGTGCTATTCTAAAAGCCCGTCAACGTAGTATTGCATCCACATGAATTCTTGGGCTTTCAAAAAGTCCACATTTGTCCATTCGTATTCGACCTCGAAAGGGGATACGCCATAAAACCGCACGACCTGAAAGTTTTCAATCTCCCACGGTTCTAAGCTGTTTCTTGGGTATCGCCTTCCGCCGTCGCCGGTTCCGTCGTCGAGTCCGTCGAGAACGCTTCTTTCGCTTTGTCCAAAGCGTCCACTATGGCTTCGACCGACTTTTCGCCCGGACGGTACGAAGCGACGAACTTTTTGAAACGTTCTTTCATCTTCGTCATTACCGCCCGGGCTCGTGTAAAAACATCCGGGTAGTTGAGTAAAAGAGCGTGACCCATCGCCTGATAGAGTTCGACCGGGCGCTCGCCGAAGTAATCTTCGAAGTCGATTTCTTCGCCGTTTACCATACATTGGTCGAGCAAGGTCCCGCCAAGACTCCAACACTTTTCGAAGTCCAAACCGTCAACGGCTTTCATAAAAGACGCGCCTTCCATCTTGTCGATGTTTCCGAACGAACCCAAAAGGGCTTGGACGGAATTGTGAAAGACCATCGCCGCTTTTTTCCGTTTTAAGAGAACGATATTGTATGTCACATCGTCGCCGAAAAACGATTTGAAAGTCACGGTTGCTTCGGTGTTCGTCATGTCCTTTTTGATTTTTCTTTTACTCATTTTCTGCCCTTTTGTTTCTGTCCCTCGGGACCGGTTTATTCGGCGTCTTTAGCGCCCGCGTGGACGATTTCGCCGCGAATGAAGTTGATTGTCCACTCGTTCATCATGGCTTCGTTCCCTTTGGCGATTCGGGGACGTCGCGCGAACTTGCATGAATCGGCGGCGAACAAATCGCCGTCCGACGTCTTATCGGTCATGATGACCGGGAACGGGACATCGGCTTTGTGGAGCGCCGTCAAAGCTTTGTTCGACGCCGAATAGTCGGCGAGACGAACAACCATTTGACCGCTTAGATTAGCGCTCTTCAAATGCCGTCCATACCCATCGGTTCCGATATGCACGGTGTTTTCATCGACGGTATAGTCGACGTTGACCATTTCCCCGTCGGCAAAAGCGCGCATGGTTGCGCCGCCAATGACAACCGAAACTTTTGCGGGGTCGTACTGTTCAGTCATTTTTCGTTTCCTTTCTTAAACGCTACTACCTACCCAAAGGCGGCGCCGGTTAGAGTGTCCACGTTCCGACAATCAAGTAATCGTTGATTGCCGAGTTGATGTAGCAAAGGAAAGCGTCGAAGATTTCCGCGCGATGGGTCGCCCTTTGCGCCGCCGTGAACGAGTCCGCGTCGGGAATGTTGATGACGAGCGGACGGTCGGGGGTGTCGACGATGATTCGTCGGCGAAGCGCTTCGTTTGACACTTCCCGGATTCGGCTTTCGACTTTTGCCATAGTCGGATTATCGAAAGCGTGAAGTGGGTCGTTTATCATGTCCCCGAAAATTGCTTCCCGGATTCGTGCGACGTACCAATCACGCCCCAACATGATTCGTTTCTCTTCGTTGCCCGACGTGATACCGTTGTACATTTCGACGATACCGCCGACATCTTGAACCCAACACACGTTCTTGTCTTCCAAGGCGTTGCGCTCGGACTTGGTCAAAGGCTTCGTCAATCCGGAATCGGTGACGAGCGCTAGTTGTTCGTGTGCGAAGTTCGTCGTCCCTTCTTGCGCCGGGAGAATCGCGCCCGCGACGGCGGCGTCGGGGTATTGGGTCAAGTGTTCGGTGTAGATGCACATGGTTCGCCGGGTCGTGAGGGCTTGAAGTTGCGAACCGACGTCGTTCGTAACCGCCGGGTTTTTCACGCCCGCATCGGTCAAGACGAGGTCACAAAGCTTTTCCAAACT